TTCGATCGCGGCCCGAACGGCGGCGATCTTGTGAGCCGGCAGGTTGTCCACCACGACGATGTCGTCGGGCTTGAGCGTCGGGATCAGCACCTGCTCGACATAGGCGAGAAAAGCCTGCCCGGTGCCAACTCGGCGCGCGCAAGAGTATCGGCTCTCCCGCGATAGAGCCGTCTGCCCTCAGTTTCATCGGGATCGCCATCCCGGGAGGAGGAGATCGAGCACTCGGTCGATTTTGAGCAAGAGGGTGATTTGGTGTGATTGCACCAATTACCTCAATCAAAGCACGAGACCTTTACTTTCGCGGCCATCTGTCGTGCTCCTTAGTCTATTCTAGCGAGCAAGGGCGCTGGTATAGGCCAGCAGCTGAAATTGTTCGCAGGGAGGGGCGCGTGCGGTTCATCGGCGTCGTCGGCGCGCTCGTCGCGGCTTTTGGCCTTGTTGTCGGTGGCCTTGGCTTTCTCGTCGCGAGCAATATCCTGCAGCAAATCACCTGCGCGCTCGGCGTGATCGCAGGGATGTTGGGCCTTATCGCCGCTGCCGTGGCCTTTGGCGTCCACGATCTGCGCGAGATCGCACGGAAGATCTACAACAATGTCCAGGTCGCGGGTAACGCGCTGGCCGTCGACCGGCTGCGAGCGGCAGCGGCGAGCACTCGCGCCAAACCTCAGCCCTAATCCTCGCAAACCAGGAACTCTCGCACTGACGTAGGGTTACTGATCAGCGACCGGCATGCCATATTAGCAGCATGGGCAATGCACACCTTCACGCTGATGCCGCGTATCGAATTGTTCCGCTCCCTGGCGGCACAAGCTACGGGGTCGAGGTTATCGTGGCAGGAACGCACCCCGCGATGATGATCCCCTTTGCAACCCAGGCCGCAGCCAAGGCCTGGATCGTTGAGAATAAAAGCCGAAGAAGTTCCATCAGCCATGGCTGAACGTCGCCTCCCGCGCCCGCGCGATCCCGCCCAACTGGCGAAGCTCATCGTCGATAATCGCGACGAGCCAGGTCCACTGGACGTCGAGCCGAAGTCGCCGACCCGGCCGCTCGGGACGACGCGCCGGCGGCGCTAGAGGCTCAGGTCCGGACGATCACCCGACGTGGCGACTGCTGGCGCTGGTTGGCGCGGGCCGGGCGCTCGTCGATCGCCGGTGTCGGGCGGTACGCCGAGCAAGCCCCCCGCTGAGCCGGCGGCGAACTTGACGATCCGGCGGCATCGGCAGGTGATGATCAGTTCTTCGTCGATCCCGATATCGCTGAGGCGGAGCGGCGGCATGGGATCGAGGATGGCCCGGCCAGCGCGGGAGGGTCAACAGCGCTAGTAAAGCTTCACCGGACACTCCCGGTGACCGGGCCCGAATCGGGAACGCCTTCCCCAAGTTCTCCCCAAGAGTTCCCGTCGCGTTCTGGCACAACGTGCCGCATTCTGTCGCGATCGAGTGGCGTATAGCCCGCCAACCTATTGAAAACATGGTGCTGCCGGAAAGGATTGAACTTTCGACCTCCCCCTTACCAAGGGAGACGATGGATAGGGAATCATCGTTTCTAATCAATTCCCTGCCCCCTTTGGCCACCCTGCTGTGCCTCGCCCGTGCCAGATTCGACCGGCGCGAGACGCCAAAACTCCCTAACCGCGCTAACTTCGGCCGCCGGCAATAGATGGGCATACCGCTCGCACAACGACACGCTCGACCAGCCGCCCTCGACCTTGAGGGAAAGCAGATCGCGATGCAGCCCGTAAAACCAAGTCGCCCACGAGTGCCTCAGCGAATGCGGCGACAAAGCGGGATCGAGCCCGGCTCGTCTCAGGGCCGAGCGCCATCCGGTTTTGAACTGTCCGCCCCCTTCTCTTCCGGTGTTGCGGTACGGCATGGATCGCAGCGGTTGGCCATCGCGCTTCTTTGTCGGCCGAAGGGTTTCCCAGCGGAAGACCGGACCCTCCCGATGACCTAGTCGGGCGAGCTCGGCGACGAGCCTCGCCGGTAGGCTGGCGATCCTCCGATTGCCACCCTTGGTCAGCCAGAAAATCGCCCTCGCCCCTTGAAGGTCAACGTCGCGCCAGTCGAGCTCTAAGGCCTCGCTGACCCGGGCGCCCGTCCCGATCAAGAAGAGGAACAGGGGGCGCAGATGCGGCGCCGCCGCCTCGATTAGCCGCTCGGCCTCGCCCGGGGTGACAAACCTTGTCCGTCCCGCCGGTTGCCTTGGCACCTCGAACGGCGGCACGGTGCACCAGCCCCGACGCGCAGCGTGATTAAGTACCGATCGGATCGGCACGATCAATTCCCGCAAGACCGTCCCCCGCGACACGTCCGCCCGGAACATCCGCGCCTTGGCGTTGTCGATCGCCACCTGGTCGACCGCGCCTAGTGTGACATTTCCCAGCGCCGCGCCGATCCGCCCGAGGCGTTTTTGCTCGCCCGGCTTCCTCGGCGAGGCCTTCACATAGGAGATCGCCGCTTCCGCGAAGGATCGAGCGCCAGCACGTTGTCCGTGCCAGGCGTCGCGCAACATTTGTCCTTCGATGGCCGCCGCCTGCTCCCGGGCGAGGACCGGGTCGCGAGATTGAGCAGCGCAGCGAACGCGTCGCCGCGTGCCATCGGCAAAAACGACCGTGCCGGTGATGATGAGGCGCCGGCTTCCTTTACGGTGGGAGATGGTGAGGGGCATGGGCGCATGGCCTCTTCCAGAGCGCGTTGAGCGAGGAGATCGAGCCTGATGACGCGGCCGGCGCGCAGGACCGGGATTTGGTGTTTGGTGATGAATTGCCGCAACCACCGCGGCGTGACCTGCATGTCGGCGGCGACCTCGAGCAAGGTGCGAGCCGACGGCCGGGCAGCAGACGATGCTCCCGGGTCGCGCCGCGGTCGCGCTGGCGTCGGTGGTGAGGCGGTGTCGGGGATCGGCAGAGGGCTGGCCCAGGCGTCAACGTAATAGGCGCGCTCCGGCCCGGCGTGCACCGCGTGTTGCGATCGAGCCCACTCCCCTGGTGACGGCATCCGCGCTCCTTCCCTCGAGCCGTTCCGAGGATAAACGAGGAAAAATGGTTAACTGAAATGGTTTTTTGCTGATCCTCGACCGGCCCCGAAATCTGTTGACTTGCCCCGGCCTCGCGGGTAGTGAATCGCGTATGTTGGCATTTTTGCGCCGACCGGACGCTAAATCTAGCTTCCGATAACCAGCCCGGCCCGAACCTTCGGCGCCGGGTTTTTTCGTTCTGGCCCCGCCGGGCCGGACTTTCCTGCTTTCCTTATCAACCACCACGCGCACGGACTCGCGCGCGTGCCGACGGAGGTTTGCCATGAACACGAAACCAACCGCACCCCCTCTGATCGTCGGGGCTGACGCGATCGCCGCCTTCCTTGGGCCCGATTGGACCAAGCGCGGAGTGACCCACGCATGCCGGACCCGCAAACTGCCCGCGGTCAAACTTTTGGGGCAATGGTGCATGCGCCCCTCCGCCTATCTCGAGCATCTTGAGCGGCTAGAGGCCGAGGCGGTGGAGCGATGACCGCCCCGACGGCAGAGGCCGCACAACACTGGCGCGAGTGGATCCAGGTTCATCCGGCGGCCGATGACGTCCCCATGATGGATGATGCCGGGCTTAAGCGGCTCGCCGACAGCATCGCGCGGAATGGGTTGCGGGTTCCGATCACGCTCTGCGCCGTACACACCCCGGGGGAGGATTACCCCAGGGTCCGGGGCGGCGGCTTCACCCGCTATGACCGGATCTTCAAACTGGTGAAGGCCGGGAAGCTGCTGGTCTACGACGGCAGAAACAGGCTCGGGGCGCTTTGGCGCTGGCATCGTGACCATCCCAATGCCGACGCCGATGCCGACGTCGACGTCGATGACGATGGTTGGTGCCAAACCATCGAAGAGACGCTCCGCGAGGCGCGGATAGAGGTCATCGGCGCCGATAGCGGCCACGAGGCAGTCGACTATGTCGAGGACATGAACCTCAATCGGCGCCAGCTGACCGAGCAGCAACAGAGTGCGACTCGGCTATCACAGCGCGAGCGCCGCGAGGCAATCGCCGCCGCGCTCAAGGCCACCCCCGAGAAATCGGATCGCGCTATCGCGGATGATATCGGGACGACCAATAAGACGGTGGCGGCGGCGCGGGCGAAGCTCGAGGCTGGTGAGGAAATTCCTCACCCAGAGAAGCGGGTCGGCAAGGATGGGGTCGCCCAATCAGCGACCAAGCCGGCAACCACACCGCCATTACCGCCACCCGTCACCCCGGACGCGGAAACATGGGGGAACCAGGCTGAGCGGGTGGTGAAACCGCAACCCGACAATGTCTTTGAGCGGGTCTCCGAACAGGATCTCGAGGTGATCAACGCCGCATCCCTAGAGGTCAGGGCCGCCATCGTTCGTGGCATGCGGAAGTTATCCGAAGGCGACGCTCAGATTGCCTTTTTTCAGGCCGTCCATGACGAGCTCAGGGACCTACGGGACAACGGCATAGTGGCCGGTGATGACAAGGACTTGGAGGTAGAGGATCCACCGCCACCGCCTGCAGCCGAGGCGTCGCGGATCTTGGGCGCTTGGGAGAAGGCGTCCCCCGAGGCTCGTCAGATGATGATCAAGAAAGGATACCTCAACACGGTGTGGGCGGCGGCGGACGGCGACCAGCGCGCGCGTGCTGTTTCTCGCTCGGAGGGAGATCGATGAATCGACCACCAGGGCGACCGCCGCGAGAGGGCCCACCCCAGACACGAAATCGCCCCGGCCTGCCAGCTGGGGCGTTTTTCGTAGAGGACTCAGAGCCCGCAAAAGATACCAGCCCGAGGCGCCCGTCGCAATGGCGGCGGCCTGGTTCTAGGGCTCGCCGGATAGCGCGCGACTTCCTCGCGCCGGGTCGGCGGTCATGACCCTTGACCGCGAGCGCCTGGCGAAGCTCCTCGGCATGGTCGGCAGTTGCCATGATGGCGAGGCGCTGAACGCGGCACGCGCCGCCGATGCGCTGGTGCGGCAGGCGGACTGCACCTGGTTCGACATCGTGCAGCCGCCGGCCCTGACGCCGCTGCGCCAGCACAGGGCGCCCACCGAGACCGGTGCTCGCATCGCCTGGTGCTTAGAGCATCGGCACTTGCTGACCGACTGGGAAATCAAGTTTTTGGCCTCGGTTGACAGCCGCCCTCGCCTCACCCCGAAACAGCTCGCGGTAGTCGACCGGCTGGCCAGGAAGATCGAGGTCTGCTCATGACCCCGCTCGACGTGGCGCTCGGCCATGCCACAGCGGGTCGCGCCGTATTCCCGTGCCAATGGCAGGGGCCGAAGCGGAAGTCGCCGCTGACCTCGAACGGGTTGCACGACGCGACGCTCGACCCCGCCGTCATCGCCTGGTGGTGGCGCCGCTGGCCGCAGGCATTGATCGGCGCCCGAACGGGTCGCCACTTTGGGTTCGTCGTGCTCGACATCGACATAAAAGTCGACCGCGCCAACGGCTATGACACTCTCGAGAACCTCGGCCACCCGATCCTGCCCGATACCCCGCTGGTGCACACCGCATCGGGCGGGTTGCATATCTGGTTCGCCCCGCCGGCCGATCGGGAAATCCGGAATACCACCGGCGACAAAGGGCAAGGCATCGGTCCTGGTCTCGATTGGCGCGGCGAGGGCGGGTACGTCATCGTGCCGTCGCCGGATAGCGGCTATTCGTGGGATCCGCATTGGCACCTCGACTCCGCGCCGCTGGCCGAGGTGCCGGCCGGGCTGATGCCCCGCGAGATCGTGCAGCAGCCGCAGGCCGAGCCGCCACCGATCCGCCCGCAACCACTATGCCGCTATGCCGAGGTAGCGCTCGACGGTGCCGTCAAGGCGATCGTCGACGCGCCGGACGGCTCGCAGCAGCACACCTTGAACAAAGAGGTCTACTCCCCTCGCCCGCCTGGTCGCCGGCGGTGTCATGCCGGCTGGCCTCGCCATGGACGCCCTGCAATGGGCGGCCCGGCAGATGCGCACCTTCGACTCGCGCCGCCCCTGGAACCACGCCGACCTCGACCGGCTCGTCCGGCGCAGTTTCGCCGACGGCCTCGCCAATCCTCGCGCGCCGCGGGAGAGCCGCCAATGACTGCCGATTATTCCGAATTCGAGGACATCAAGGCCAAGCACACCGGCGGGTCGAAGGCGAACGGCGCCAGCAAGGACCCGCGCTTCAAGCTATCCCGGTTCAAGCGGATCGAGCTGACCACCGACCCCGCCTACCTGATCAGGGATCTGATCCCAAAGGAAGGTCTCGTCGTGGTGTGGGGTCCGCCGAAGTGCGGAAAGACGTTCTGGACCCTGGACATGGTGATGCACATCCCGCTCGGCCGCGACTACCGGGGCCGCCGGGTCGAGCAAGGCGCCGTGGTCTATGTCGCGGCCGAAGGCGAGCGCGGACTACGACAGCGCGCCGTTGCGCTCCGGCAGGAGCGGATGACGCCAGAAGACGACCCGCCGTTCTATCTGCTGACGACCCGCCTCGACCTGGTTGCCGATGTCGATGTCCTGGTCGGCGACATCATGGCTCAGCTCCCCGCTGACGAATGCTGCAAAGCGATCGTCATCGATACGCTCAATCGGACCTTTCAGGGGTCGGAAAGCAAGGACGTCGACATGACGGCCTACATCCGGGCCGCCGACATCCTGCGCGAGCGCTTCAGGTGCGCCGTTATCATCATCCACCACTGCGGCATCAGCGATAACCGACCGCGCGGTCACACCTCCCTGACCGGCGCAGTCGACGCCCAGATCGCAGTGAAGCGTGATGTCGCCGGCCAGATCATCGCCACCGTCGAGTGGATGAAGGACGGCGAGGAAGGCGCGGAGATCGTCTCAAAGCTCACCTCGATCTATCTTGGCCGCAATGATGTAGGCGACCCGATCACCTCTTGCGTGGTTGACCCCGTCGAGGATGCCGTCCGCAGCGGCAGCGTCGCCAAACTGACCCCTGACGAGCGCGCTTACCTCGGTGACATCCAGAACTATTTCGCCCGCGCCGAGAGCCCGATCGAAGAGGTAATTCCCGTGTCAGGGAGCGTTTCAGTGAGGGCTGCAACGAGGGTCCAAATTCGCGACTGGTTGAAACGCTGCGGCCGGTTCAGCGTTTCATCGGACGTTGCACTATCCGCCACCGACCGCACGCGATTGACGAACGCTTAACCACCTGCGCGATAAGGGTAAAATCGGCATGACGGATCAGTATTTATGGCTACTCTAAGCCCTCGCGTTTCATCCGTTTCATCCACGTTTCACCCCGTTTTGAAACGCAATTCCGAGCCTTTGCGTGCCACGTTTCACGTTTCACTCTCCTAAGGAGTGAAACGTATGAAACGCTGCATGCCAACGGAACGATGACGACTAGTCGAAGCACTTAGTCGAAGCGGGCCCGGATCGTCGTAAAGCTAGATCGCCGGTAGTTCGTCGCATCATCTCGACGGCGCCGCGTGACGTCCCAATCCGAAACAGCCTCACACAACCTCACAGACACCTCGGCGAAGCACCTTTGTCGACATCAACCCTGGAGGAAAAAACCACCATGACGACCGGCCCGCTCTTTGCCCTGACCAGTGCCATCGATAACATCATTGAGGACGCCGCACCCGCCCAGCTGGGTATCGCCGAAATCCGCGACAGGCTCCTCCAAACAGAGATTGGCCAGTACTTCGGCGACGACACATGCAGCACGCATCAGCGAGAGCTGCTGATGCTCGTCATCGCCCTCTACCTGCCAGCCGCCAAGCAAGCCGCCTCTATCGCCGACCTGACCGCCTGGTGCGACAAGGAAGCCGCAAAGGCCGAGCAGGACCGCAACCGCTTTCGAGCACTCCATCGGCGCATGCATCTCCGTGCGGTGGCTGACTGACCCGACAGTCGCTCCGCAAAACCCCTCCAGAGCCTCTGTGCTTACGCACACGACCATAGCTTTTTAATCCTCGCCGCCTCGCCGTCGCTGCGGTGCATGCCGTGCTGGCCTCGACCTGGCGCAGGTTGAGGCGGTCGCGCGGCCGGCTCGCCGAGCGTCTATATCTGGTATCAAATACAGCGTCACGCCGTGAAGTATTCAGCGCGCTCGCCGTGGCCTTTTCGGATAGTATAACGCGCTGCGCAGCCGATGAGAGCTTGCGAGGGCGATTAAAGACTGCACGAGTACCTCAAAATTAGACGCATAATTATTTATCTGGAAAATACAGACTGCGCCTGAGTGCGTCGTTTGACTGTCGACGCTGGCCTCTAAACACAAGATATAGCTGGCCGCGTCATGGTGCAAGGTCTCAGCTTTTCTCAAATGATGAGACCTCGCCAGCGCTATGAGCGGACCAGGTCTCCGCTCACCTCACCCTGACAGCCGCAGAAACCCTCACGTTCTGACAGCGCAGCCACGTCTACCCACGCCGCTACCCATGCCCTCGCCGATCGCCACGCGCCAGCATTGATTGCGACCCGGGGGGAGTAGTCGACGGCTGCGGCACTACACGCGCCCGGCACTGGGGAAAAAAGGCACCGGGACAGGACACGACAAATGTCGGGTATGGGGTGCGGCTTTGGTTGGGTTGACGCTGGATATATTGACGGTATCGGGGATTGGGCCTATATGTGGTGTTCTGCTTAGGGGGAGCCACGGGGGCGTCGGGATGACGCCGCTCGCGCCTTAAGTGGAGGGCAAGCCGGATATGGCTGCCAAAACGCTGCGCCGATCGACGAAGAATTCCCGGCAGACCCCGTGCCTTCGGGCGGTGGACGGCCGGTCTGCGGCTGCCCGCGCGATCCGCGCGTACCGCGACGGGCTGTTGGCGGCGATAGGCGAGCCGACCCATATCGCGTGCGAGCTGGCGGAGCGCGCCAGCATCTTGCACCAACACCTCGTTGAACTCGACGGGGCGGGCCTGGCGGCCGGCGGTTTGGACCCCGTTCGCGCCAAGATGTACCTGGAAATGAGCGCCCAGCATCAGCGGATTTTGCACCGTCTCGGCGGGATGCAGGCCCCGAAGGCCCCGGCGCATGCCGGGCAGCCGCTCGCTGACCACCTGGCCGCAATTGCCGCACGGCGCGACGGGGCCCGGCCATGAAGCCGATCGGCGGCATCAGCGTCCTCGACCTTATGGACGATGAGGCCCTGTTGGCGCCGTGGTACCGCGGGCCGTCTTGGGACCCGTGGTGCGCGGTGTTAAAGGGCGCCTACGGCTTGGCAATGACGGCGAAGGATCGGCGGGTATTCCGGCGCCTAGCGCAACGCAATCCGCCACCAGGTGGCAGCCGGGAAACCGTCATCGTGGCCGGGCGCCGGGGCGGCAAGGATGCCGTAACCGCGGCCGCAACGATCCATGCCGCGATCGCGGTCGATCATCGGCCTTATCTGCGCCCCGGCGAGCGGGCGACTTGCCTCGTTTTGGCCTGTGACAAGTCGCAAGCCTCGACCCTGCTGGGCTACATAAAAGGCCTCTTCAGCATCCCTATGCTGAAGGCCTTGGTCACCCGGGAAACGCGGCACGGCTTGGAGCTGACCAACCAGACCGAAATCATCGTCGCGCCGAACAACTTTAGGGCCTTGCGGGGCCGGACGCTGGCGCACGTCGTGATGAACGAAGTCGGGTTCTGGCGGAATGAAAGCTCGGCGAACCCGGACGTTGAGGTCTACAGAAGCTTGCTCCCGGCGATGATCACGCTACCGACCGCGAAGTTGTGGATCATCAGCTCGCCATATCGCAAAGCCGGGCTGCTCTACCAGCAATACGAGCGGTACTTCGGGAAGAACGACCCCGACGTTTTGGTCATCCAAGCCGCGTCGACCGACCTCAACCCGACACTCGACCGCGCGGCCATCGCCCGCGACATCGAGGCGGACCCCGAGGCGGCGAAAAGCGAGTGGCTGGCCGAGTTCCGGGACGGCGTTTCGATCTTCCTGCCGCGGGAACTTCTGATGGCCGGGGTCGACCGCGACGTGCTGGTGCGCCCGCCCCAGGGCTTCCAATATTTCGGGTTTTGCGACGCCGCTGGCGGCACCGTCGGCGGCGACAGCTTCACTTGTGCGATCGCCCACCGCGAGGGCGAGATCGTCGTCCTCGATTGCCTGTTCGAGCGGGCCGGCCCGTTCCATCCGCAGAACGTCGTGCGCGAGATCGCGGACCTCTTGCGCAGCTACGGCCTGGGCTCGGTCGCCGGCGACCACTATTCCGCGTCCTGGATTAGGGCCGCCTTCGCCGATGTCGGGATCGAATACACGCACTCGCGGCGGGATCGCAGCTCGATATACGGCGACTTCTTGCCGCTGGTCACGGCTGGCCGGGTTCGGCTTCTCGACAGCCAGAGGCTGATCGGGCAGCTGGCCGGGCTCGAGCGGATCGCATCAGCCGGCGGCCGAGACAAAATTGACCACCAACGCGGCCAACGGGATGACCTGGCGAACGTCGTCGCCGGCGCCCTGACCCTGGCCGCCGAGCGCGAGGCGGTGGTGCCGATCGTCTCCGCCTGGATCGGCGACGGCGATACGGGCAGGGGCCGGCCCGGCGTTAGCGACCATGAGCTTCGAATGATGTCCGACCGTCCGCCGGACCCGTATGGCACGCACGGCGGCAACTATTTCCTTGGCTCGATGGAGCACAGCCGGCAGGTCATGCGCGAGCGCGCCGAGCGCGAGAGGAACAACAAATGAGCACCAAACTAAACCCGGTCGACCAGGCCGAAACCATCCTCACCAACCTGGTGGCGAAGCGAAGCGCGGCCCTCGATCGTCAGGATGCGGTCGCCGAGGAAATGCGGTCGCGAGGCTTCGCGGCCCATGCGGAGGGCGACGCACCGAGCCAGAAGCGATTGCGGGAGCTTTCCGCAGAGTCGGCACTCCTCGATGGTGAGATTGTCGGGCTCGATGGCGCGATTTCCGAAGGACAAGCCCGGCTTGCCCAGGCCCGGCGCGAGGCCGAGCATCGCCGGATGCTCGAGCGTGTCGCTGAGGCGCGGAAGCTGCTCCCAGAACTGCGCGAGGCTGGCGCCGCATGCAGCCGCTCGCTCCGCGACTTTCTGTTGGCATTCGGCGAGCTCAAGGCCATCAGCACCGAGATCAGGCGCTCAGGCGTCGGCCGGTGGCCCAGCGGCGACCTGTTCGACGTGCTGGCGCGTAACTCTCTTCAAAAGGTCTTGCGGCCCCAGGGGCTGTCCGAGGGGGTTTTGCCAGCGGGCAATATCCGCGAGCTGCAAAGCCTGATTGAGAAAGTGGCCGGGGAATACGAGCTCAGCCTGCGGCGCGCTCTCGATCCCGACGCGGTCGACGCCGAGCCAGTCGACGAGTCGGAGGCCGCGTAATGGCTAGGAAGCTCAAAAAACTTCAGGTGCTCGAGGTTTCAGCCGTGAACGCCGCTGCGAGCCCCGGCGCGAGGGTGCTGATCAGGAAACGCAACTACGCGACGCCAACGGGCTACCGCTGGAACGACGCCTACAACTTGGTGCCGGTCGATGACGACGACGGCGAGCAGCCCACCGCGAAGATCACCGACGCCGATCGCCTCGCTGCGGTCCGGCGCGAGATTGCCGACAACTACGCCGCGGTCGGAAAGGCCGCCACGGAGGATCACGATATGGAACACGACGACATCATCGGCACGATGAGCGACCGGGTCAGCGAGATCGCCAAGGCCACAGGATGCAGCGACGAGGCCGCGATGATGCGGTTGGCCGAGTCGCGTGCCCCGGAAGACCAGGCGCTATGGCGCGAATTCAAGCTCAACGCCGCACCGGCATCGACAGCGGTCGGCAAGGAGTACGACCCCAACAAGTCGCTCAGGAAGATGCAGAAGAGGGTCGACCAGATCCTCGCCACCGACCCGTCGGTGCACACCCGCGAATCGGCCATCGCCAAGGTCGCATCGTCGCGCGACCCGGCCGATTTGGAGCTGTGGCAGAGGTATCGGGCGAGCGACCAAACGATCGACAGCAGCCCCGTCGCGCCCGTCGGCAAGGCCGATGGCGTGCCGGACCCGCTCGATGAGATGACCCGAGTATTGCAGCGGGTCCTCGGCTGCTCAACCGCTGAGGCACGGCGGCTGGCCATCATGTGCCAACGCAAGGTCGCGGTGCCGGAGTTGCTGTACGGCACCAGGCGGACCGCGTAGGCGGTGAACGTGCGCGCGCGCACAATGACGAGATTGGGCGCCGTCAGCTGGGCGGCCTTCGGCGCTCGAGGTGCGGAGGGGTCTGCGAGTTTCCCCTTGCTGCTCTTCCGCACCGAAATTGCAGATCGGGGGAGGGCCCCCCGAAGGGGCCGGCGCATCGCGAGGGAAAGTGCCCACCGACCCTCGCCGCGTCGGCCCCGCCTTTATTCCTCCCGGACTGCCTTTCGGTCTCCTTTGGGGGCGGCTCGGTGACGGGAGCTGGCGCGGCTGGCGGAGGGGGTTTGGAGTGCCTTCCTATCCCCGCTGTCGGTTGCGCCAATGGGCGGCGGCGGCGTTTATGAGGATGGGCGCGGCGGCTGCAAAGGGGGAGCGGGGGGCTGGGCTTCGAGAACGGCCCCTCGCCGACCCTACACAATGAACTAGGGCAAGGATAAGTCAGTGGCCGAAGCCTATCGGATCGCAATTGGGATCACCCTCACCGACCAGGTGTCAGGGATTCTCGGTGTGCTGCGCCGCGATTTCATGCGCACCGGCGAGGCTGCCGAAAAGCTCAAAAAAGAGCTGGCCGCGATAAAGCTTCTTGCTCTCACTGGTGGCGCTATCACCGGCTTCGGAATGCTGCTCGCCCGGGGTCTTTGGGACTCGGTCAAACCGGCGCGCGAGTACAATAAGCAGCTCGCGCTCATGAACCAGTCGTCGATGACCCTGCAGCAGCGGCAGCTGGCAATCGCCGCGGCGTGGCGGGTCAGCAGCTCGGTTATGCAGACCACGCCGACCCAGAATATCGCCAGCATCATGGAGCTGCGCCAAGTCTTCGGCGGCACGGACGAAGGCTTCAAAAACGTAATCGGCAACCTCGAGACGATCCAAAAGCTGACCGTCCTGCTCAGCGCCTACGGCGAAAATCCGAAGGACGGCGCCTATTCCGTGGCGAAAGCTTTGGAGATGCACGGCGCGACCAAGACGCCGGCGGAATTCAACCTCGAAGCCGACGAAATGATGAAGGCAATCGGCGGCTCGCACGGCCGGGTGACGCCGACCGACTTCCTGCAGGCCATGAAATATGGCCGCGTCGCCGCGCAGGGCTGGGACAACGATTTCGTCTACACGATCTTGCCAACTCTGATCCAGGAAATGAAGGCCCGCGGCGGCTCTGGCGGCGTCTCTGGCGGCCCTGGTAACCCGCTCATGTCGGCTTATGCCGCGATCGTCGGCGGCACGATTCCGCAGAAGTCGGTGAAGTTCTGGGAAGACCTCAACCTCCTCGACAAGAGCAAGGAGATTTACAGCAAGGGCGGCACGTTGCGCGGCATCAAGCCCGGCGCCGTGAAAGGCTGGTCGATGTTCCAGCAAAATCCCTATGAGTGGGTTTCCAAGTACCTGCTGCCGGCGTTCGAGGCGAAGCACCTCAGCCCCGCCCAGGAACAGCAGGCAATTCAAACGTTGTTCCCGAACCGGACCGCGTCATTCGTCATGGCCCAAATGGCGCTGCAGCGTTGGAAGTTCGACCGGGACATCCCGATCTACAAGGGGCAGCAGGGTCTCGAGGGGTATCGTCAGATGCTCCATGACAATCCGGAGATGGCCTTCCAGGCCGCGCAGGCCCAGTGGACCAGATTGCAAATAGTAATCGGCGGCGAGTTGTTGCCCGTCCTCATTCCGGCGATTGAGAAATTAGCCAGCGTGCTGGCGGCCCTCTCCGACTTCGGCCGGGTGCACCCCGACTTGCTAAAGGGGCTCGTTCTGGGGCTCGGCGGCCTCGCTGTGGCGGCGATGGTGGCCGGGCCGGTCCTGATGCTGGTCGCGGCCCTGAAGGCGCTCCGGGTGGCCGCGCTGCTGGCGCCTGGTGCCGTGGCAACTGCGGCTCGCAACCTGCCGGGCGCCGTCGTCCCTGGTGCTGGCCGCCCGGGTTTGATTGCCACGATCGCCCGCCCGGCTATCATCGGCTGGGCACTGGGGCAGCTGGGCATGGGGATCAACCCGATCCCCGAGTACGGCGATCCGGCCGAACATTGGCGGGGAAACTACCAGCGGCCACCCGGCGGTTATAAGCCGATGGAGGAATGGGCGCCGGTCGTCAACTGGTTCAAGGGCCTCCTCGAGCATGTCAATCCGTTTCCGCCGGCCTACGGCGACGAGCGGCCCGGCGGCCTCCTGGGTGGCGACCGTGGCGTGGCCAAGGCCGCGCCGACTGAGGTGTCGCTCACCGGCACCACGACGCTCAACGGCACCGTCGTGCTCAATCTGGGCGAATTCGGCGAGATGGTCGCGAAGATGGTGGCGAAGGGCATCAGCCGCGCCGCGACGGGTGGTGCGTCCGGATCAGGTGCACGGCCCGACCTGGGTCACCCGCTGCCGCATCCCAGCTCGGCGTTCTGATTAGGAGCAAATCGTGTCTTCGAAGTTCACCAAACGTCGTCGGGGTTTCGACGATGATGACGGCGGCGATTTCGGCGCGTCTCGCGGTAGGGGTCGATATCAGCCGCTGGAAGCCGCGCAGGCGCTCTTTGCACCATCGTCGACGCGCCCGGCCGAGCCGGCGTCGGAGCCGGTAAAGGGCCGGGTGAAGTGGTATAGCGCCCAGAAGCGGTTCGGCTTCATCAATTTGTTGTCGGACAATTCGGACGCTTTCCTACCCGGAACCGCAGTCGGCGACCGCGAGGTGCCGGCAGGCGCAACGGTGACGGTCCGGGTCGCGGACGACAGAGGCCGGGGCCCCGCTGTCACTGAAGTTCTGGACGTTGACGTGACCACGGCACCGAGACTTGCCGAGCCGCCCGCGCGACAGCTGCCTCCAGCGACGCACCACGGCAATGGCACGGTGACGAAATGGCGTGGAACCTATGGGTTCTTGGCTTTGGACGACGACCGCGGCGACGGCGAAATCGTTTTTGTAACCGGCACCGTGGCGTCCGCGGCGCGTCGGACCCTGGAGGACCTGGAAGGCGCGCGCGGCGCGGTCGGGTTCGTGTACGGCGACCGCGGCGCTGTCGCAGTGAGCTTCAAGCTTTTGCCTGACGACGAGTAGCGGCCCGGCGTCGTGGTGACGCTGGTCAATCCAACGGAGCAACATCAATGTCCGACGTTCGAATTGCACATGCCGGCCCGGCGCCGGAACCGACCGCAGCAGAGCCTGCAGCAGCAGCGGCGCGTCCAGCTGCAGCACCGCCACCGCCGACCCCGTCGCAGCAGATCGTCGCCGACGCCAATGCCGTCATCCGCTTCAAGGACAGCCGCGGCCGGACCATCGGAATCCGGCGCATGGGGGTCGTCGACAGAGCCCGCATGATGGACCTACTGGGGCCGGAGCGGAGCAGGAACGACGCGTTCCTGTCCTTCGCCTTCCCCTGCCTCGTGTGCTGCGAGATCGACGGCGATCTGCTGTCGCCCCTGACCGCACCGAGCCGCCGAGCCGGCTTCGACGTCGCGCTCGAGGGCGTCATGGCGCGGCTGGGCGATGAAGGCATGGAGGCGGTCAACAAGGCGATTGTCGAACACTGGACGCCGAAGACCGACGACGACGACCCCAAGGCCGCCGTAAAAAACTGAGCAGGGACGCCAGTTTCGTCTCAGCTATGTGGCTGGTCAAAAATGGGGTCCCGTTCGATGTCGCCTTCGGCGCCGATGACGAATTCCGGTTGGCCATGACGGTTGTTATGGGCCAATTCGAGGGCTTGGACTTCGACTGGAACCGCATGCAATTCGTGAAGAAGACATGACTAAGACATTTACATCATTCACCGAGTTCGCCGTCTTCCTCGGCACCCTCGCGGTGAAGGAAAAGGCTGCCGAGCAGGTCGCGCTGCGCAAGGTCGGGGAGCTGGTCGAAAAGGCGGCAAAGAAGAAGCCCGGCACCTATCAACCGGGCTGGGCACCGCTCGCCGCCACCACCCTAGATGGCTGGGGCCCGTACCCTGGCAAGGTGGCGCTGGGATACTCGCCGCCGGATAACCCGCTGTTGCGCGACGGCACGATGCGCGACAGCTACCAGCACTCGGTCGGCGTCGGCGAGGTGACGATCGGCAGCAACCTGAGCGTCGCGTTATTCCACGAGCTCGGCACCAGCAAGATGCCGGCGCGCCCGGTGCTGTTGCCAGCCGCGACCGAGAACATCGACAAGATCAAGCTGATCGTCGGGGGTGAGGTGTACCTCGCGTTGAGCGGTGGCCGGAAATAGGAGAAAGGCGGCCCGAAGACCGCCTTTCCCTGGAGCCGCTCGCCGGGCCTCACCTCGCCGAAACGCAACATGCCAGGCCGCGCCCGACCACGACCGCCTTGCCAGGGGCCTTACTGCCCCCTCGCTCGATGGGGGTTGCCCGACACCACGATAGACAGGAATTGAGATGCTGAGCAAGGGGCCGAACGGGATCGCCGGCTATCTCGCGATGAGGTTCACGGCGCACCTCGGATCGAGACCGGCAGACCTGTCCGACCTGGTCAAGTCGATGGCCGCCCTGGCGCGCGGCCTCGTCGCGACGGAAGATCCCGACGCGATTGTCCTGGCCGCTGTGGTCGAGGCGATCGGCAGCGAGGTGCTCGAGATCGTCTCGGTCGAGTCGGCTGCGAAAGAGCGGGTCGGGGCCTCAATCAATTAGAGGCCCCCCGGGCGTGTCAGTGAAGAATAGGCCCGCCCGCACTCTTCGCGGTGAGCCACTTTAGGTCACTGAGCGCTTGCTTGAGCACGTCTCGTAATAGCCGCTCGCCAGCGGGGGTGCGTCCGAGCCTGCTTGTGAGCAGCTTCCGGAGTTGATTCTCTGGCGGATCAGCCGGGGCTTGGTAACCCGGTTGGCGGCGGAGAATATCGTGACCGGAAACAAATCTCTCGATGCAGGCGGTGACTTTCTTTTCGCAATCGATCCCGTCGTCCTGGGCGACAATAAGCTCGAGCTCTCCGACAATGAGCCAGGGCTCAATCTGTATCGGTGTGGGCATGGCTGATCACCTCGTTTGTCAGAAATTCGCCCAATAGCTCACGCCGCTCCGCACAGTGGGCGGCAGCCTCGGATCGTCGAACTTGTGGTCTGTCCGGGCAACTATGACGGCCTCTTCACCCGGCCGGCCCATTATGACGGAAACCACCTCGCCAGCGTGGAGCACCGTACAGAAAGGCGAGTCATGGGCGAACATGGCGGCCGAGGCGTTGAGCTTTGCGGCGCTCCCGACCCGCTCGAGCAGTAGGGCGTATTCGTGCCCGTCCACGCATCCCAGGGTATCGTGGGGGACGGTGTAGTCCCGATCGCGGCATGCGGTGATCGCCGGCAGAGCGGCAACCAGGACCAGAGCAGCAAGCAGGGGTTTCATATGGCACTCCTTTGTGAGAAAAGTGGCCCGGGTCGATCCCCCCAGAAACACCCGGGCCAGGTTCCGACCGCCACCGTGCCGTTGACGCATATGGCGACCGATCTGCGCGCAGTTACCGTCGCGCGCTTGGTATCCCTTTCACCGCCGCTCGCTCGGCATCGATCAAGCTGGCCCTCGCCTTCCTCGCGGCGGCGCGCTCGGCCTTGGCAAGCTCCTGTTGGTGAAATTTGTAAAACGTCCGGATGATGTCGGCGACGACGTCGGGCGAGAGATGCACCAGATCGGCGACGTACTGTAGGGCGCGGCGCCGAACCAAGTTCGCCTCGGGCAAGGGCATCACCGCACCCCTATCAGGACGAACAGGACGAACGAACCGACGGTGACGATCGCCAGCATGGCGACGCCCAGGTGGTTACGATGCCGCTCGATCATGAGCTGCTCCTTTGCATGGTGGTTGAGAGGACGGTGCGAGCGGAACGTCGCGAGAACCTTGTGCCTCGCCCGTGCCACGTTTTCGGGTGCGTTCACGTTCTGTTGCGTCAT